TATAACAGTACGTACCTACTTATGTTTGAAATTCAGAAAAACCTTCGGTGAATATCGTAATATAGTGGGTACTTACACATTGGGGTGGTGGTCGGGGGTGAGGCGGCTTGAAGATTGGCTCGCTACGCTCGCGGAGATGGGACTGCAAGTCCTGAAAGGCACGTTAATAAGCCCGTTTCACTTAGTAAGTGTTGGAGGAAGCACAGAAAAACGTTCCGTCATGATTTAACGTCTGATAATTCTGTGCGTCCTCCACCCCAAAAAAGAGATGATTTACTATGGCAAAAGGCTCAAACGACGTAATTTTAAGAGACAGACTACAATTTGATATTAACAACGTAGGTAATACTGCGCTAGTTTATGGTCGAATTGACATGAGCGATTACGTTTCAATTGTTGAAAACAAAGGACTCGCAATTAAAGAGATCCGATTTCAACTTCGCCGACCTTCAACAACACTTGGAAATTGGCCTCAAGTTATGACTGAGGACAATATTGCAGGAACAACTGAGGCATATGTCAAGATTTTTGCTACAACAACCGCATACGAGCTTGTCTCTGATGTAGGAATTGGTTCACCTAATGTAATCTGCATCCAAGAAGTTGGTTCAACTTTGTATGTAAATGCTACATCACAACCAACCCAAGGTGAAAATTTGGTAACTGATGTTATCAACTACGGTACTCCTGATCTACATCCAGAAGGATATGATATAGTTACAGATTTGTTAATTGGTATTGCTTGCTCTCAAGTTGACCGACTTGCTAACGAAACTTGTGAACTTGATGTCATGATTATCGCAGAACCTAAGAAAATCACTCAAAAAGATTTGACTCAAATGCTCACACAGGCTCAAGACCTCTGAGGAGGTTTTTAGATGCCTAGAAAGAGAACAAAAGAAGAAGCACTTGAGCGCATTGATAGTTTGCCTGATTTTAATTTGCCTTACCATTCTAAAGTACCTGCTCTGGCTCATGCAGCAGATAAGGTCTATGATACGGCAAAATCGGTAGCTAAAGGGCTTATCGCATTTGACCCATTGAATCGATTGGCCGATGAAGTTACCGTCGTACCATACGACATGATAGCAATCCCTGCTCATGAATACTTTCGCCTAGCTACCGATCCAACTTTCCAGATTTATATTCGTGGTGGAGAAACCATTATGCCGACTGGGGGCAATGTGCGAGATGTTCAAGAAGTAGTCGAAACTATGGCTGTGGAGGAAACACCCAAGCGTAGAAAGAAAACTACAGCCTATCAACGCAAGTACAAGAAAGCCTTTGCTAAGGTTAAGCCAAAGCATATGAAAAAGGATGGTACTTGGAAGAAAGGCGGTTTCAAGGCTGCTGTGAAGGCTGCTCATAGGATGTGTAAGTGATGTCATTAAGTATCGTTAAAGAAACAATAGAACTTGAATCGATCAAGACGGATGGAGATGGTAACGCTTTCATTACCAAAAGAATCAATCTAGAGTCAGGTATGATGCATTCTTTACTTCAAGTTGATATGTTCCAGGATCGATTCCCAACCTTCGACCCTACTGCACCTCAATTAGCTAATTTTGAAGTAGTGATAAGTGCTTACCCATCGATTCCAACAAGCATGGACTTTGCAGCAGGACAACCAAATTCTTATGTTGCAGCAGGAGATGATTCTGTAATGTTTAAACTTCATCGTCAAGTTTACGATATTGCCCGTGTTAGTTCGTTTCAGAATACATCAGAAGAACAATTCCCTTCCAAAGAGATAGCGGCACAAAATAAAACATTCTTTTACACTGATCATGTTTACATCAATATGGTTTGGCGAGGGGCAATTATTCAGGAATATCAAAACCTTGCATATTCTTTCCTATTAGTTTTGAAAAGCAAAAAGGTTCCAGTATTGACGCATACGTTAGGTGTTCTTGCTGAATCTCATGATGCGATGTGTGCTCAAGTTATGTCGAATGGACGCATGACAAGCCTTTCTGCGTTAGAGGGTAATACATTTCCAATGTGGAGATTTGGAGGCATACGTCCTGAGCACATGATTAATCCAACCGCGGCTAACGCATTTTTCCTTCCTGTTAACACAAGGGATGCCGAAGCAATGTCAAATACGCCTGCGATTCGACAAGCCGTTGCAGATTCAAGACAAATGAGTGCATTTGATGCTCCATTTGGTGATAGAAGACCTGCTTGGTTCCGCCTGGATCTAAATGCAGGTATTGTTGCAGGCCCTGTTCGTGAACAATGGCCGCCAATTAAACACGCTGATAACGGAAATGTCCGAATGCTATAGGTGATTATATGACTGAAACTGAAAACCCAATTGAAGAAAAGAAAACAACAACTACAAAATTTGCCGAATGGCTAATGGCCCGAGCAGAAAAGAAAGAAGCAAAAGAAACATCACTTGAATCATTGATGAAGTTCAACGTCTTTCTTTCAATTGCTACATTGGTCTCGGTTTCTGGAGCAGCTGTTGCAGACTATGTTCTAATGGCTTGGCTCTGGATTTAATCACCTGTGTGTCTCTCTGGTGAATCCCAGACCTGTTGGATCGTCGCATGGGCGTTGACGTATAGAATTGAGGCAACAACATTTGATGCACATTCCATTCCATCGACCACTTGGTAGCTGCATTAAACATCGAGACTTAAATCTACGAGTTTCAAGGAGACAACCTTGGCAAATATATGGATCGTTCATTCTTCTTCCTCGCGTAATTTGTGAGCAACAGCAATACATACTTCACAAACAATGCAAGTTCCACAAACACAATCCCACAAAGTCAAGAACTTATGCATCTCTTGGATAGTTGCATTGTTTGTGTCTACAACTTTTAGTTTTTCTTCGATATACCAACTCATTCAAATTCCTCCAAAGACAGTTGTTTGTTTGCGTGATTCATAGCCAATGCAATAATTTGATGCGGTTCAAGATCGTTGAATGTTTCAGTATTGTCGGAAATGTATGAAGCAAGGTATTGAGCGCATTGAGCCCACTTGATTCTCTTTGTCACTTCCGCGCCTACAGACATATTGTCTTGATACGCTCTGAGGCTTATTCTAATCCATTGGCTAAAGTTATCCATGTTGTCAGCAATTGCAGCGGTAGCAGGTGTAAGTGAGATTGTCTTTTGTACTTTCATTGTATCACCAGTTCAACGTCAATGGATTCGCTAATACTGAAGCTACCGACATCACATCTGTTAATGTGAGTCAGCATGAAATCTTTGAATCCACGCTTTGTAGATCCTGACAACATATCGTCGCATGAAGGGCATTTAATCGATAGGCAAATGGTCTGAGTGTGCAATAGTCCCATATTTTAATGCATGAACCCATTGTATATAACAGTACGTACCTACTTATGTTTGAAATTCAGAAAAACCTTCGGTGAATAT